CCCGCATGTTCAGGTCACCGAACACGGCCAGCGACGCGCCCACGTCCTTGAGGCTCAGACCGTAGGTCTTCGCGACCGTCAGAATCCCGTTAGACAGGGCGTCGTTCAGGTCCGACATCTTCATGTCACCGGTACCGGCCGTGGCGAGCAGGGCGCCCATCGCCTGGTCCATGTTCTGGACACCCTTGATTCCGGACGCGACCGCCGACGTCATCGAGTTCGTGGTCGACTCGACATCGGCCATGCCGATCTTGGCACCCTCGGCGGCCGTCTTCACCACGTCGAGGGCCTGACTTCCACGGAGCCCGTTCTGTTCGACGTGGTACAGCGACAGTGCAAGCTGGTCCGGGGCGGTGGCGACCTGTCCGGACATGTTGAGCAACGCCGAGGTCATGGTCGTGACCTCGGACGCTGAAGCGTTGGCTACCGTCTGGATCAGCAGCATCTGCCGCTGGAAGTCGGCGGACTCCTTCGCGATGTCGATCGCCTTCTTGACCGCCTCGAAGGCGCCCACGACGAGGCCGAGTTTTCCGGCAGTCTCGATCAGCGACATCGTGCGCATGCCCAGCGTCGCCGTTGAGGCCGCAGCGGTATCTTGCGCAGCTGCCAGGTTGCGGGTGGACGCGGTCGCCGCGTTTGTCGCAGCCGACACCCGATCCCTCGCGCGGATCACCGCCGCTTCGGCTGACGCGACTTTCGCCATCGTCGCGTTCTCGTCCATCAGGACCGCATTGAACCGCTCCTGCGCGGCGATCAAGGACAACACCGCGACCCGGTACTTGGACGTTCCTGCCGCCGCGCCAGCGGATGCCTTGCCGGACGCGCCTATCGCCGCAGCGGCCTTATCGACCCCAGCGCTGGCCTTGGTTGCAGCCTCGCCAGCGCCGGTGAAACCGGCCTGTACCTGCTCGATACTGCGGACCGCTGAAGTTGCACCCTCCACCCGGAAGGTGGCCATCAACTCCGCGATATTGAAGCCGGACATCAGGAACCTCCTTCACGCTGGACTAACGGAGGGTGTTGGCGCGACAATGCGGGCATGTGGGTTGTCGCCGTGGTTGTGCTCGGCCTGTTTTTGTGCGGTCTCGTCGCTGGCTCGATGGCCGAGAATCGAGGCAACGCGTTCTTGCCGTACTTCGCGTTCGGCTGCCTGCTCGGCGTTGTCGGCATCTTTCTGGCGGCCGTGGCACGAACCCCACAGCCGAAACAGCGTTCGATCGTGGCCGCATCATCAACGCAACCGAGAGAACCTCGAACTCGGGCTGAGCGGCGGATCGCGGAGCGGTTCAGTCGCAACGAAGGGTCGGGGTAGCACGAAACCTCCGGCCGGTCGGTAACGAAGGCCGTGCTGCCTCACGCAGACGGCTTCGACGATCCGAGTAGCCGGGCCTGCGCCATCGAAGTGAACACGGGCTTGCCGGCGAGATCATGCGAGACAGGCCGCGCCAGCAGTGCCACGATCCGGGACCGCAGCTCAAGCCACGAGCCGCCAGCCATGTACTGCTCGTCCCACACGTTGATCCCGTACAACTCCAGCAGGTCGGAGGCGACCGCGTCCCACTCGGCCAGCAGATCCGCCCAGGTCAGGCTGTCTTTCTCGCCGCGGGCCTTGCCGGTGATGTCGACGATCGGGTAGACGCCCGGTTTCGGGTTCGGGCCGGGGTGGCCCCAGACGTCCGGCCGGATTTCGACCCAGCCGGCCGCTTCCCGCCGCGCCCGCTCTTCGGCTTCCCGTCCGCCCGGGCCTGATCCCGGGCTGCCGCTTCCCCCCGCAACACGAGATCCGCCAACTGCTCGGACGAGGTGAAGCAGTAGAACGCGTCCCTCGCGATCCGGTGTACGACGAAGTCGGACACGTCGTCGGCGGTCAACTCGTCCAGCGTCGACCCGAGGACCGTCCGCTCGAAGTCCGGCTCCTGGTCGTCGCCGACCTGTAGTTTGGCCAGCTCGTCCTCCGTCAGCTCCTCGCCGGCAGCAGCGCGCCGCCCGAGAGCGGCGAGGGCGGTGAGCCGCAGCCCAGTCTTGCGGCCCGGCCACTGCACCGTGTACGTGTGGCCGTCCGGGTGCGCCTCGGACTTGATGCCCGGGTAGGTGAGCACCGGGTCGAGGTATTGGACGATGTCGCGGACCGTCATGCGGGCCTCCTGTCGAAAGCGGAAGTTGTGATGTTGCGGGGCGCCCGGCCGCGCATCGCGGACGGACGGCCGGACGTCCCGCTAAAAGCGGACGCTTACGCGTAGGCGACGGTGGCGCCGCCGGACGACGCGCCGGACGCATTGGTCACGACCACCGGGAGCCCGGAACCCGCCGAATGCGCGGGCGCGACGGCCACAATCACCGTGTCCGACACCACCGTGTATGAGGTGGCGGCGGTACCGGCGATCGACACGGCCGTGGTGCCCGTGAACCGGTTACCGTCGATCTGCACCAACGTGCCTCCAGTGACGGCCAGGCTGGCCGGGCTGACGCTCGACACGGTCGGCACGGCGGCACCAGCCGGGTACGGGTGGGTGATCTCATCGAGAGCGCCCTGGCCCTTCAGCGACACCTTGACCGTGTTGTCGGCCATCATGTCGCCGCCGTCCGGCACCCAGTCGACCCCGGCGAATCCGTGGTATGCCTCGACGCGCGGGCTCGAGGTTCCGGTCGGGTCGTTCGGGTCGTACTCGCAGACCCGCATCTCGACGGTGTTCGCGGTGCCGATCTTCAGCGACGCGAGCCGCAGGTGCTCCTGTCCGGGGTCGTACTTCGTCGGGTCGGCCTCGGTGACCTTCCGCTCCAGGGTTAGGTCGCCGGACCACGTGTAGCCGGACTTGTTGGACGACTGCGCGCCCTTACCGGACTGGTCGGTGTTGTCGACCCAGTTGCCGGTCGACGGCTGGAACTGCGAGTTCGTGACGCCACCGACGGTCGTCCAGACGGGCGCGCCAGACGTGCCGGTGTTGAATTCGTAGATCCACTGGCGGTTGTTGGTCGACGCGCCGAGGGTCGGGATGGTGGGTGCGCTCATCGCATGTTCTCCTTCGTGGTTCCGGTGAGATGCCGGTGGCGGGACTGCTCACCGGAGTCGGGTTTGGTTTCGCCGTCCAGGTCGTCCGTGGTCTCGGCCGCCTCGTCGGCCGGCACCTCGGTGCCGCCCGGCGGCGGGCCGGGGTGGGCCGATTCGCGACCGGCGTTGCCCTCGGGCGGTTCTTCGCGGTAGCCCTCGCCGTCGTAGTAGCGGCGCAGCTGCGCGTTCTGGTCTGGCACGTCGACCGTTCGGCCGGTGTGCGGGTGCACGAGTCGAGGCATTCTGGTTCCCCTTTCAGGGCATGGCGAACATCCCGACAACGGGTCGGGGTGGACGGGTCGGGTGGTCAGTGCCGGTGCGGTCCGGGCCGGTGCACGCTCAGCTGGTAGCGGGACGCCCACAGCCACCGGTTGTTGTCGTCCTGGCCGCCAGATGCGCCACCGATGTACTGGAGGCTGCCGATCCGGACGCCGGTCGCGAGGGTGAGCGGATAGTTGCCGAGCAGCACGTTCTGCACGGCGTCATCGAGCGCGAACACATCACGCGGATCCTGGCCGGTCGACCGGGACATGGTTTGCAGGTTGAACATCGAGTCCGACAAGGTTGGGCTGGCCTTCATCGGCGCCGGGGAGAGGCTGACGATCCGGTCGGGTGACTGCGGAACGGCCAGCACATAGATGCCGGTCTCTCCGTCCGCGTAGACGCCGCTGCTCTGCCATGACAGTCCCCCGTCAGGGTCGGCCGCGAGCAACTGCGCGATGCCCTCGATGAGTTGCGTCGTGAACGAGTCGCTCATCGGCCTAGCACTCCACGAGCCGCCGCGGCGACACCCTCCCAGAGCGCATCCTCACCACCGACCGCAGCCGTCAGGAGAAACTCGGAAGTGCCGCCATTCGGGTGATGCCACTCCGGGTGCTGCGCTTGGATGCGCATCCAGAACGCCTCGTAGCCGACCGTCAGCTCATAGCCGTCCCGAGTCGGTGTGACCCGGGCAAACCCGGTGCCCACGCCGTGCTCATCATGTCTCGGCGACGGTTCCTTCGGGGCGAGCACGTCGGACGCGGCCAGGATCTCCTTGCCGCCCGCCAGCAACGCACGGGCAGTTTGCGGCCCTAGGTCGCCGACAGGCTTCGTTGAGACCTTCACCGTGATGCCCATCGCTACAGCTCTCCCGCTCGG